GGAGATGGCGTTCAAGCACAACACTACAATGAACGGGTTCAAAACGCCATAGAAACAGGCGTGCCAAACAACCCAAAGAACCAGCAGTTATTACAGTTTATTCAAAACAAAACCGGGTATGTTGCTCCTCCAGCGCAAGCGCAAACAGCCCCGCAAGTGCAGCCTATTCAACAGCCAGTTGCACCAACCGATCAAACCGCGCAGAACACAGTAGAAATGCCAGACACTTTTCGTGCTGGTGGTAGAACACGTTTAATTTAAGGACAACCATGGCTACTAATATAGACAAAGCACTTTACTCTGACACGCAAGGCGCAGATCCCAGTCACATTGACGAACCGATTGAAATTGAGATCGTTGACCCAGAAGCGGTCAAGATCCATGCAGGTGATCTAGACATAGAAATCGGCAAAGGCGAGGCTGAAGATTTCTACAAAAACTTAGCTGAGGACATACCTGACAATGTCATGGCAACCTTGGCAAATGATTTGGCAGATGATATTGAGAACGACAAAGGTTCGCGCAAAGACTGGGAGAAAGCGTATGTAATGGGACTCAAGCTATTGGGTCTACAGTATGAAGAAAGAACGGAGCCATGGAACGGAGCGTCAGGTGTGTTCCACCCCATGATTACTGAAGCCGTAGTGCGATTCCAAAGTGAAACGATCACCGAGATGTTCCCCGCCCAAGGTCCCGTTCGCACTAAGATATTAGGTAAAGAAACACCAGCCAAAAAGCAAGCAGCGGTCCGTGTTGAAGATGACATGAATTATGAGCTGACCGAGGTAATGGTTGAGTTCAGACCTGAGCACGAGCGCATGCTCTGGAGCCTTCCAGCTACGGGATCAGCTTTTAAGAAAGTATATGACGACATCACATTAGGTCGCCAAACATCGGTGTTTGTACCCGCAGAAGACGTGATTTTGCCCTACGGTACGACCGATATGGACACTTGTTATCGTATGACGCACGTTATGCGCAAGACAAAAAATGAGATTGTTAAGCTCCAAAAAGCGGGTTTTTACCTAGATTTTGAGCTGCCAGATGCGACTCAGCTGCGGGATGACATTCAAAAAGCCAAGGATCAAGAGACTGGATTCAATGACTTAAACGATGATCGTTACGTAATTTATGAAGTCCACGTTGATCTAGACCTAAAAGGCTATGAAGATGTGGATGATGATGGCAACGAAACTGGCATCGCACTTCCTTATGTGGTAACCTTAATTAAGGGGACAAACGATATATTGTCCATACGCCGCAACTGGAAGGAAGACGATGAAAACAGACTTAAGCGACAGCACTTCGTCCACTACCAATACATCCCAGGCTTCGGAGCCTACGGCTTCGGGCTCTTCCATCTTATTGGTGGATTTGCAAAGTCTGCCACCTCGATTATGCGTCAACTGGTCGACGCAGGAACTCTATCTAACCTCCCAGGTGGACTTAAGTCGCGTGGACTTCGCATTAAGGGTGATGACACTCCCATTGCACCAGGAGAATTCAGGGACGTTGATATTGCGTCAGGTCCGCTAAGAGACAACATATTACCCCTTCCATACAAGGAGCCAAGTGCGGTTTTAGCCGGATTATTGGAGAAAATCGTTGAAGAGGGGCGTAGATTTGCTGCTACTGCAGATATGCAGATCAGCGATATGTCCAGCCAAGCACCGGTCGGTACAACCCTTGCGCTCATTGAGCGTCAGTTAAAAGTGATGTCTGCAGTACAGGCGCGTATGCACTACGCGTTCAAGCAAGAGTTAAAGCTCCTTGCGCAGCTTATTAAAGAAGACACACCAGTTGATTACGACTACGAGCCTGAGTACGGATCCAAGACAGCCAAGCAGTCTGACTATGACGAAGTTGACATTATTCCTGTCAGCGATCCCAATGCAGCGACCATGTCACAACGCGTGGTGCAGTACCAGTCTGTCATTCAAATGGCGCAGATGGCACCGGACATTTACGACTTGCCAGAGCTTCATAGGCGCATGCTGGAGGTGATGAACATCAAGGGGGCGGACAAGCTTGTACCCCTGCCAGACGACATCAAACCTGCAGATCCTGTCACAGAGAACGTCGCGATTATTAAGATGGAGCCAGTCAAAGCGTTTGAGTACCAAGATCACCAGGCACACATCACTGTGCACATGGCAGCTATGCAGGACCCAATCATGCAGCAGTTGATTGGTCAGAACCCGAACGCACCGAAGATCCAAGGCGCGATGACCGCGCACATTGCGGAGCACGTAGGTCTGGAGTACAAGAAACAGATCGAAGCGCAGCTTGGCATGGCGATACCTAAACCGGATGATGAGCAGAAGATTCCTCCCCAAATCGAGCTTCAGATGTCTCAGCGTATGGCACAGGCAGCGCAGGCTGTCCTCCAGCAACATCAGCAACAAGCCAAACAACAGCAGGCTCAGCAGCAACAGCAAGATCCGATGTTCCAGTTGCAACAACAAGAATTGCAGATCAAGCAGCAAGAGTTGCAAGTTAGGTCACAAGAAGCCCAGGCTAAAGCTCAGCAGGCACAGGCGTCATTGCAGCTTAAAGCTGCGGAGTTCCAGGCACGTCACGACTTGGATGCACGCAAACTGAACGTCAATGCGCTTGAGAAAGCAGGTCGTCTCAGCATAGACAAGACCCGCGTACAAGACGATGCGACAAATAAAGCGTTGCAACACATGACAGAGAAACAACGTACACAGATGGACGCGGCTAACAAGCAGGCGCAGCTTGCAGAAGGTCGCAAGGACCGGGAAGTAGAGTTGTACAAACATGAGAACGAACACCATCACAATGTTGCAGAATCCGCTGCGCAGCGTGCACACGATCAAATGATGCAGGCTAACCAGCCCGCCCCACAACCAAAGGAGAATCCAACTAAATGATAGTCAACTTCGCATCCACGTTGCGCAAACAACTACGTGACCAAATGAACAATTACGCTGACGACTTAGCAACTGGTCAGTGCCAAAATTTTGATCAATATCAAAAACTTTGCGGGGTGATTTCGGGTCTAGCCATCGCAGAGGGTTTATTACTTGACCTGCTAGAAAAGGTAGAAAAACAAGATGAGTGATCTCATACTCCCAGAGCGGTTAAAGCTCAAGCCAACGGTTGAAGTGATTGAACAAATTACAAAACCGCCAGAGAAAGACGAGGAGAAAGCGACATTGCTCCCTAACCCATCTGGGTATCGGTTGCTTTGTAGCGTGCCCCAAGTCTCTAAAAAGATCGACGGTACTGAGCTAGACCTTGAGCGTCCTGACTTCTATGCCAAACAAGAAGACCACGCAACCACCGTGTTGTTTGTTCTAAAGGTTGGTCCAGATGCGTACGCAGACAAAACCAAGTTCCCAAGCGGACCTTGGTGTAAGGAAGGTGATTTCATCATGGTACGTACCTACGCAGGTACGCGTTTCAAGATTTACGGCAACGAATTCCGGTTCATCAATGATGATCAGGTTGACGGCGTTGTAGATGATCCCCGTGGCATAACACGCGCATAAAGGAAAACTATGGCAACAGAATATAAAGGCGAGGAATTTAAATTTCCCGATGAAGTTGAGAATAAGGATAAACCCTTAGAGACACACAACGAAGACGATTTTGAAATTGAAGTCGTTGATGACACACCTCCTGCGGACCGTGGTCGCAAACCACTAGAACGTGAGGTAGAGGACCCCACTGATGAAGAAATCAATCAGTACACCAAGGGTGCTCAAGAAAGAATTAAAGAGCTCACCCATGCAAGGCACGACGAAAGGCGAGCCAAAGAAGCCATGGCGCGAGAGAAAGCAGAGCTGGAGCGCATCGCTCAGCAGATGCTTGAAGAAAACAAACGTCTAAAAGAAGTAGTTAATAGCGGCAGTGAGCAATTCACTCAGATGGCTAAGACTGCAACTGAAGCACAGCTTGAAAAAGCCAGACGTGACTACAAGGTAGCGCAAGAAGCGTTTGATACAGACGCCATTATTGCTGCTCAAGAAGCTTTGACCATTGCGAAGATTCGTGCAGAGGAGGCGAAAAATTTTCGTCCGACCCCTTTACACATCGATAAAAATGAGGTATATTCGCAACCACAACAAACCCAAACTGCACCGGACGAAAAATCCCTGCGCTGGCAGGCTAAAAACCAGTGGTTCGGATCACAAGGGTTTGAAGAAATTACCAGCTTCGCACTCGGGCTG